CTTGGAAACTCATTCCATACACTAGATGGTGGGAAAATTTCAGCAAAAGCTTAGAAAACCCACTTTATGGAGCCGGAAACGAGGCAAGATCAAGGGCACATGGCCCTATGTACCATATCAAGGAAAAATCGTCACCCGCGGCGACGAAAGAATCTTGTATCACACCTGCCTTGCTCACGGCAGAGATTGAAGTCGGGTCTACAGTAAATAGCACACGAGTGGCTAATCTGAGAGACCTTAGACCTACATTGGCATATAAGTCAGGATTAAAAGGGATAAACCTATAGTTAGAGTAATAAGGCATTTCAACCTCCAAAGAAGGCATTACCTCTCCACTAGTAACGTCGGCACCTGCAGTGATGACATTAGGCTGCTGTTGGAAGGTAGCATATGAAATATCACTCTTTAGAAGTGGAACATTAACATTGGAACTACCAATACTTAGGTTGTTATCACGAACAGCGAGAAAACTACCAATCTTCGATCGAACCCCTGTCACGTTACATTTATATCTTAAACTACCTCGCCATCCGATAAAACCGCACACGAAGTAATTTAGATATGTCTGGCCATTGTAATTGGTTTCGTTAGCAGCAGAATCGAGATCAAAACAAGGGTCAGTTAATGCCGGCGGAGTGCCAGCTGGAGAAGGGAAGACGCCAAAAGAAAGAACGCCCTCAGCGGCGGATTCACCTACACCAGTGACATTAAAAAGATCACGCCTGTAGAAACTGTATCTTTTAAGCATGGCTCTAATAGAGACAGTTTCTTCACCATGCCATATGGTTGTCTTGATGGGATTGTCATCAGATTTGGAATCACCAAAGCGAACCAAGGTGTCACATCCCTCTTCCTCAGCGAACACATCAACTGAATCCATTTGTGCATATGATGTTAAAATATCCATTCCCCGCGGAGCAGCAAAAGACATATTTTCACCACCCCTAGCAAATATAAGAATCCGTGCATTAATTCCAGAGGATGGTGACACCAAGGGGTTAAGAACACTGAGGTACATTACACCATTAAAACTACTTGTAGCATAGACAACCCCAGATGCGCCAAAGGCCGAAACATTACGCGCTAACCCGAGCCTCTTATACCCGTAGGCCTGTGACCATGGAACACACACCGTAGCCTCATTGGACTGACTAATGTCCAAAACAGTATTGTAAGTGATGTTAGTGTTGGTCGAGGATGTGGCCTGACCATATGGCTCATAAGCAATACGGAGTCTTCCCGTCTGCATCTTACTAGATACCACTACAATGCGATACTCCATATCACCACGCCAAAACCTAAAAGGATAACTAGCAAAATCTATAGAGGTCATGCTAATTACAGAACCAGTGCCTTGACGAAGACCAGGATAAACTGCAACCTCGTAAAGAGTGGTACCAGAGGTATCAGCAGATGTCCAATTAAGCTGTGTAACATATGACCACTTCCGAGAAATGTGCTTAAGCGTCATCTCATCGCTAGAAGATACACCAGCAACTGAAGGATCAATAGTGACACCATGATTCGGGTCGAGTGAAAGCGGAATACTTGTATCTGCTCCCGATGTAGATGCAAGAAGTCCAAATGGCCTATTTCGATAGTAGGAGATGTCTGTCTTAACAGTTGGCCTGCTAAAGCCAAACATTTTTGCAACACTACCAATACCTCCGGCAACCATCTCACCAGCCTTAGCATAAGGGCCGATAAGTGGGACTTGAGACAACTTACCAAGAGTCGCAGCTGCCGTTGAGGATATGCTAGAAATAACGCCATCTGGCTTATCTTCGGGAGAGGTAACCTTAGGTTTGGGTTTGGGCTTCTTCTTCTTTATAGTCTTAGTCTTATCGTTTGTGGGGGCCATCGAACCGGGGCCCACAGCCTCTTCTGAGTCAGATTCCACATCAGAGCCCCACTCGTTAACAGCCATATTGGCCGCTGTCGGCACAATGAGCTTAACGTCCGTCATCCAAGCATACACGGCTATATTAGCATTGACGGTATTCCCATTACAGGTGTCAAGAACAGCGAAAGACTGCATAAAAACCCTGCCAATACGCTCTTCAAAAGAACTGGGATAACTAGGCACATTAACATGGGTCTGGTAATGGACGAACGGGCAAGTTATCTCACATGCTGAGTTGGTCGAAGGATTCAGCTCACTATAACAAGGGAGCTGGGATAGTCGGATTAAAAGGGGATCACCAGTAAGAGCAGTATCGAGAGAACCTCGAGTTGTGGCATCAAGCGGCCAGTACGACACAAGCATTCTGCCCATATGAAACGGCATCCCATTTATCATAAACTTTACATGCAAATTTCCTTTAAGTAGCTGATAGTTGTTAAGCTTAGGAGATATGCTTGCATTTGTAAGGAAATCTTCCCATGGGTCAAAATTTTGAGAAAAGGCCCCACCATATGTCCAAGTATAGGTCTTAATAAGCAGAGGTCTGCTTAGAAAACTCTCAATATTTGAAGTGGTGTGTGTGGGAAGCTCCAAGTATGGATCCTCAGCTAAAGTAGTGGTGAAAACTCGCTCAGGTTTGACGCCGGCAAATTTGGTAACCTCTTGCTCCACAACATCCATTTCTGGTATTGCTGGATCCATTTGTGCTTGAGGGTAGTTAAATCTACCTACTAAGTCACCCTCGTCACTTATGTAGATAGTCTCGGTTCCGCCCGAGAAAGCTATTGATTTATTGATTATTCTGTTAGTCGCAATTCGTTTTGCACCGAAGTGCTCCCCGGAACGCCGTGCGAAAGCATTTCAGGGAAACGCTTCGCCCAATAATCTTCTCCAAACAAAATCAAGAGCAATTGCATGCGGCTCAATATGGGCAAGCTAATATTGTAGCGGGATGCAAGAGTATACAACCATTGAGAATAATCCTCAAATATCTCTTGAGGATGTACACTCAACTCAAACAATGCTCGCGTAAACACGTCCCGGAGGTGTGAACCCTCGGGCACCTTCGTAGCAGTATACGCGAGACTTTTCATTATGGAAGCAACCTCTAAAGGTGCAAACCATGCGTTAAATTCCCTACGCATTCCCCTCTTGAGAAATGTTAACTCTCCAATAGACTGGAAATAAGCCCTACGATCTGACTTATCAGCTAGAGTAAACTTGACTAGAAAGGATAACACCCGCGCCATACGGTCCCAATTGAACTCATCTAAGTTGGATTCAATCACGATATCGTCTCCATATGTTCTGACGTGAATGTGTCTGGAGAAGTTTTCGTATCTGCATAAGAAAAACGCTATTCTAACAAGTATGCTATTCCACACACCATTTATTATAGTGGTCAAAGGCTGACCACTAGGATTTATGCCAAACAACCTAATAAGATCTTGGACAAAGATAACCACAGGAGTGGCTATTTCTGCTCCCATAACAAATATCAGATTGGCATGCTGCTTATTGGGACATCGAGCAGCGAGAATAGAAAATATTGACCTTACAACATTAACTTTAAATGAACCATCAAAACCTTGATAGTCTCCACAAAAGCTTTTGCCTTTTGGCACAACCTCTTCCCACTGTTCGCTATGAGGATTCATCCCAATAGCGGTTTCACACAAAACTCTGTTTTCCATAAACAGTTTTATAAGGAAACCCATTATCATCCTTTGTGCGATTGTAAAACTCAAGGGAGCGCCCATAAAAATACGTATCTTCCCAAGAGCGAGTTTAGTTTTTAAGCGCAACTCATCTTTAAGCGACGCTTTAAATGGAGGAGATGAAATCTCCCACTTAACATATCTATCCATAATGAAGCCCAAAAGATCGGCAGTATTATCATCAATGCCATAAACCTTAGTTCCGTCTCTTTTAACTTCAATAACAGGCAAGAGATCACTCTTACGCCTATAAAGAGGAAAACCAGATGAGGATTGCATGTTAAGCCTGTTCAACCATGGCTTATCTACATGGCCATTTATAGCTTCACCTATATCAAGCATGAAATAATCAACCTTTGGTGCAATTCTATCCATAAAGTCAATAACTGCACGATTACAGATCTTACGAGGAACAGGACTAGATAGTCGTGTGAGTTTCATAAGTCCAACACGCCAAGGATCAGTGGACCAATCACCATTACTTCTCTTGAAATTAGGTATACCGTATTCGGCTAAGGAAGGCTCCTTATCTATTACGGCATCGGCAACCACGGTTCTATAAATCTTGCTTTTCAATTTGGGCATATTTCCGGGATAAGACGCTATCATGTCCCCACTCCCAGACATATAATTACCCCTACACCGACGGGATACAGGTATGGTTTCAAGAAAATCATACATATTGGCCCTACCTCTATGAGCCACCATCTGGCCATGAACAATAGAATCAACCATCTCCCTACACAAAGGAGAAGCCCAGCCAAGACGAGCACCAGCCATCCGACCAGACACATGAATTCCAACTATAAAATTCCAGTCTGTCATAATAAGGGTCCCTCCGCACGCCCCGGGAAGGGGTGTGCCGTGTTGGACTGCATTCTCAATAAAAGTTTGCTTATCAGCCGTGAGGTTATAAATAGTTGATGAGAAACTACACATCGTACGCTCATTATCAACCACAAAGCCCCGCTCATCGCGCGATATCAGCTCAACCATCTGGTGCTTGATTTGAGGATGTTCAACTTCACTCAACATAAAAGGTCTCAAGTCGTAACCACATGGTATGTTGGGAACGAACACACACAAAATATCAGAGCCAACATGGCACATATCCTGTGCCGTAACAACAGCTTTGCCAACTGGATGCAACTTACCAGGTTCATGGTCTTGCCACCAGGAGATCTCCATCTCACCAGTAATGGGCTCACCATGCGTAAACGCGTGAGCCACGACAAGCATATACCTATCACAAATCAGTGTGCCATTACCTCCACCATTCTTGGTGCGGATACGGTAAGTATTCTTTTGAACCATTCTTTTAAAATCAGCCTTACCGGTTGTTCGAACCCTCTCACTCACGGAAAAACGGGGTATTCGTGGTAAGACTTGCCAAATAGGTGTAGGTTCCTTCTTCGCATCCATTTCAGCATAAACAGTATGGTCAGTGTTATACTTCTGTGCTTTAGCAATAGTCCAACGGACAGTCATGCCAAGAGCAACAACTAAAACACTATTTCTAAGGAACGTGATAAGATCGCGCGTCGTCTTCTTATGAAAGAAGTTGACCCCTTTATCAGGTGCTTTATAAAGTGCATAATAATGAAACAGCTCTGCAGGATCAGAGGCATTAACCATTATATAATACATCATATAACGCCTTATCTTAATAGGGATATTGATCGCATAATCACTTGTCATAAACTCAATAAAGTAGTTCCGAAGAAGACCTTTATTATAAGTTTCTCTAACAGCTGGGCCGAGTAGAATCACTGAAACTAACAACCCAAGGTTCCCTAACATATAATTAGAGCAAGCAACAAAGAAAATAAGAACAGCTGGGCCAAAGCCAACTCTATTATACAAGATATGGTACAAATGATGGCTATATCTCGTGTAGCTCAATGTGAACCAATTATAAAACAAAATGGAGAGAAAAACCGGAAGCACCCAAACATTTGCCATTTGTGCCTGATTACAGTCAACGCACATATTGAACAAACGATCATGTTCACACATTGAGGACTGCATATTTTCCTCTCTTTTGACTCTCTGTCGTTCTTGCTCCTTAATATGTTCCCTCAACATTCTACAATACACAGGTATAATACCTTGGATATCATAAGTGCAATCGGTAGGATCATCTGTATAAGGAACAAATTTCGCATTACCGTTAATATCAATATGTACCTTCTTAAGATGAAACAAAAGAGGCCCAGATAAATCTGTGGGATCCACTTTGCTCTCATCAAGCTGAATACCATCTGGCAACGTGTATTCCTGCTTCACCGTAATGTGAACGGTGAACGGAAATCTCCGTGCTATAGCACCAGTAGCTTTAAAAGTTTTGGTCAACTGCGTTATATCAATATTAGATGTCGCAAAAGCGATATCATTATTGAACACGTATTTACCCTTCTTTTCAAGCTCAGCTTGGTTAGAGGCAACCATTGTACTATTAATGATATTGATAATGTTGGCTAAGGACTGGTCAACAGTACCATTTTCTTGGAGACTACCAATGTCATCCATAAATATGGCATACTTAGACGGATCGTAAGATGACATAAACTCTTCGAATGAATTGATAGTGGCCAAATATTTCAAATCATGGGGTTTTCTCATTACTTCGGCTGCAACCTTAAATAAGACATACACCATAGTTGTCTTCCCAACCTTAGGAGCCCCATAAAGAAGCACTCCAAATGGGACTTTCCTCACCCCAGAACTAAGTAGCTCTGATTCCATACAACTAACCAAAGAGTCGAGTATCCCAAGATATCTGTTCATAGAAGATGGTGACAAACCTTCTGCTATAAGCTTATTAACAAGATACTCGCCGTCCCCTTTGGCCTTTTGAATACGTATGGCGTACTCACTGCGCGACACGCCCTTATCATTGGTCTCATCTTGTCGATGATGGAAATTATCTCTAAGAAAGAGAACTTCCTTACTCCACTCTTGAAAGCCAACGGGATGAAGCTTATCACCAATAACAAATCTCTCCCATCCCATCTCCAGGAATGCAAGAAGATTATCATTTAAGCCTTTAAAGAAACTGGTCCACGTAAGCTCACCACCTAGAGCTCGCCTCGTCTTAACAAAAGACTTATACGGCACGGTAGAAGCATCTCCATTCCACCCGATTGATGGCAGGACGCTAAACGCCACTGTGAACATGACGAGCTTCTCATAGGCCTCAACGGCAAACAAAGCTGCTGCCGGTATCTGGCTCGATGTGAGATTTTCCCTCATAACTGTAAAAGGGTTAACATCAGCGCTAAAGAACTCAAAAATGGGATTGTAGCTCTTATTTTGCGCCTGATTCGAGTAACACTTCCGTATTATAGTGAGAACAGTTTCTTCAATATCGGGAAAAACATTCTTGAGGTGTAAGAAAGCACTTACACAATGGTAGAAATTCTCCGCATTAAGCAAATCTCCTAAAAAGAGAACTAAACCCTCAATCGCTGGCTCTCCCCTAAAATACTGGCTAACACCTATGACTCCTATCCTAACAAGATCAGAAGTTCTATCAGGTGCACTATTAGATATCCCACTAATATCCGGTATATGGTCAACAGAGTTAACATACGCGTCAAACTCGCTGTCCATGTCCATCTGGGCCCAAGTAAGGTTTTCACGCTTACTGGCTAGCCATTTGGGAGGTCTAATCAAGTTGTATCGAAAACGATACTCATTGAGAATAAGATTCTCAGATTTAACTAAATATGGTCGTGGCACCCTAACACCTTTATAATAACCCCTACGCTTATTGCACAAATAATCCCTGTAAAAGAGAAAATAATGCGTTGGCACAGGTGGTCGCTCACAATAGTCACGGAAAATATAATCGGTCCTACGACCTAATTCCAGGCAATACGTGACTTGGCAATGGCGAAGGCATATGGTGGTCAAAGCCACCGTGAGGTAGTCAAAACTACCATTAGGATGCACGAGGCGATACATGCTAGCAAAACTCTCAATTATGGGATCAGGAGATCCATATATGAGTGCCTCACTAGTAATTCGAGAGCTACAGTCAATAGATAAGCGCGGCTGCTTACCTAATAACAGTGGCAAATAAATCCGATTGAAAGCACGATGGGCAGTGCTTGGAAAATAGAATTCATCGCAAAATAAATAACGCATGAGAAGTAAACGAATGTCTCTGACACCTATTTTATCACATACGTGATAGATCATAATAATCTGACTCATTTTCGGTTTAAAATTTTCATACCGAAATGGAATTCCGTAGAATACCACTCGTGTACTCATTAAATATCCCGGAGGATGGTGAGGTTCCTCTAAAAACATGGGTTCAGGTCTATTGTCCGCACGTGCCTGCCTGGTGGCACGTGTAACAAGATATTCGGCATCTTGGCCCGACTGCATATATGTGGGTTTGTGCAGCGCCTGGGATGTTTCGGCATCCCTTCCTAATTGACAACAAGTGACAAAATTTTAGCCCACAACACTGTGGACCCGCTGTGGCTAGTTAGGCCTTAGCGTTGGACGAAGTCCTAGAGCAGTCCTCACCTAACGTACTCTACAAATGTTTGCGTTTAAGCTCGGCAACATCTTATAAATCCAGAGCATTCTAACAAGATCAATGCTAAGCATAATGAGCTACCCGCTAAAGCGGACTCCATAGACAAAGATCTTTAAAATGATTTAAAGGTTTCTACACCTAACAAATCAAGTTTCACCTAGTGTGGAATGACCGTTCCAAAGAACAGAAAAACAGTGGTCAACAATTGACAAACTACAATTGACTCCTGCAACAAGCAGG